ATATTAAGAGTTCGGAAGAACTTTAATATACCAAACTTGTAGGTATAAAATGCAAGGTTATACTCCAACTTAAAAGAGTATAAAGAAAGGAATTTATGGAACAAGAAGTTCAAAATGTAGAAACTGAAACTACTACTACTCAAGAAGTAGAAAATAACAGTGAAAATGTTGTAGAAAAAACATTTACACAAGAAGAAGTAAATGCAATTGTTAAAGAAAGACTTGCTAAAGCACAAAAAGGTATACCTAGTAAGGAAGAATTAACAAAATACAACGAATGGAAAGAAAGCCAAAAAACTCAACAAGATAAATATGATGAACTAATTAAGAATGATGCTGAAAAAGATTCAACTATTTCTAATTTAAAAAAAGAAAATTTAGTTTTAAAATCAGGTGTTACTGATAGTGATGAAATTGAATTTATAGTTTATAAAGTTAGCAAAATGGAGGGAGATTTTGAAGACAATCTTAAACAATATTTGGCAGACAATCCTAAACACATCAAGAGAGAAGAAACAAAGGCAACTGGTGTTCAAAGCAATAATTCATCAGTTCCAAAAGAAAATGGTGTAAGTGCTATATTAAAAGCAAAACACCCAGAATTATTTAATTAAGAGAAGGAGAGATGACAAATGGCTAATCCAATAGCTATAAATGGTACTCACAAAAGACGTGAGACTTATGCAAATGAAGTTTTAGCAATGGCTAAATCTAAAGTTAATATTTATGAAGATTTCTCAACAGATTATGAAATCGACGGAGCAACAGGAGCAATCAAAGTACCAACTAGAAGTGCAACAGTTACAATTAGTGATTATGATATTTTAAATGGTGTTGAATTAACACAAAGTGCTACTGATTATGTTGACCTACCAGTAGACAAAAACTATGCTATCAATGAATTAATTGATGGCTATGAAGCAGAAGCAGTTCCTGATAACATTCGTGCTAACAGAATTGAAGCTGCAGGTTATTCTTTAGGATTAAAGAAAGAAAACATGGCAATTTCTGCATTAGTAAATGGTGGTACAACTTCAAGCGATACTACTGCATTAACAGAACAAACTGCTTATAAAAAAATAGCTGCTGACGTATCTAATATGAAAAAAAGAAATATGGAAGTAGCACAAATGAGAATAGTAGTAAATGCAGATACTGAATTATTACTATTAACTGATGAAAAATTTGCTAATACTTCAGGACAATTAGGTGCTGAATTAATTAGAGAAGGCGTTATTGGTAAAATTAATGGTGTTCCAGTAAAAGCTAATTACTTATTACCAGAAGGTGTTGAATTTATTATCTATGATAAGAGATTCACTCAAAAATATGAAGTTTGGGCTGTTGAACCAACTATCAAAGATATTAACGATGATACTCACATTGGTGCTTCACACTTAGTTGGACGTGAAGTAGGTGGACTTAAAGTTACTAACGCTTTAGGTGTACAAGTTAAAACAACTGGATCAGTTGTAAGTTTATAAGATAAAGGAGGCATTTTATGACATTTGAAGGACAATACCTAACTTATGCAGAATATCAAGAATTAGGTGGTTCTGCAATTGGCGAAATGCCTTATAATCTATTAGAATTTGAAGCTAGAAGAAGAATTGATGAACCAACACATAATAGATTAGTTGGTGGTATTGATATTCCACAAGAAGTTAAATTATGTGAATTCACTATAATAAATAATGTATTAAAAGCATATGATGAAGAAATAGCACGAGGTAAATCAAGTGAAAGTGTAGGTAGTTATTCTGTAAGTTATAGCAATATAAAAGAAATTATAGAAAATAAAAGAACTGAAATCACTGATATTATATCTACTAACTTGTATGGAGTTATTTATAATGGTGAACACGTATTGTATAGTGGGGTATAAAATATGATAACTAATACTAATATGAGTGTTTTTAATAAACATACCGATTCATTTACTAAAAATATTGTTTACAAGAAACACATAATAGATCATGTTTTTTGGGATAATAGTAAAGGAATAAATCTAAATCGCGGTTATGACAATGACGATAAAGTCAATGTTTATGTTCCAAAAGATAAAAATGATATGAGCGAATATGTAGAACCAAAACAATACAATGGTATCGGTTGGACTCTAAAAAATGGAGATTTTATAATAAGAGGGTTAGTTACAGAAAACGAAATATCAGGAATAAAAGATTTATCGGCTTATGAAACTTTTGTAATAACTATGGTTGATGATAAAGACTTTGGTAGTGAAAATATGCACCATTTTGAAATAAAAGGTAAATAATGGCATTAACATTAAAATATGAACTAAAAGATTATGATGGTAAAAAAATAATAGATAAGTATGGAATGCAAGAAGGAGGAGATACACAACTTTTTCTTGCAAATACTTGCTTTAGAAGAATGCATAAATATGTCCCTTTAGATACTGGAACATTAGCTAGTCACGCAACTGTAAAAGCTGGAAGTGTAACTTATGAAGAAGAATATGCTCACAAGCAATATACTACAAATAAAGGAAAAGGCATAAGAGGTAAATATTGGGATAAAAAAATGGTTGCAAACGAAAAAGGTTTAATTGTAAAAGAAGTTGAAGCCTATGCTAAAAAATTGAAAGGAAACAAGTAAAATGGTAGAAGAAATTATAAAATATTTTTTAGAAAACGTTACTCTTGCTGAAGAATTTAATAATATCCTTGCTGATTTCCTAGAAGAAGAAGCAACTACATATACAATAGAACCTGTGCCAGTAGAGCCAAAAATAAAACCTTACACTGATGGTGGTTCATTAAATCAATATGTATTTAATTTTAGTAGTCGAGAGTTTTATGACAATAGTAAAGCACAAAACATAAATAATCTAGACTTTTATGATAGATTTAAAGCTCAAATAGAATATAATAATTCAAGAGGTATTTTGCCATCAATAGATGGAATACAATCAATAGAATGCTTAACAGATGGTACTATTCAAAATGAAGAAAATGGTACTGCTAAATATGCAATTCAAATGAGAATAACTTATATAAAGGAGGTATAAATATGCCAGAAACTAGAAAATTAGTTAAAAGAAGTGATAAAGTATCATTCTTTGGAAATATGGGAACAGGAACTGAAACATTTAATCGTATGCGTGGTTTCACAACATTAAGTGGCTCTAAAAATCCAAAAGAATATTCAAGACAATATGTTGACGAAGAATTTGAAACAACTGATGTTACAGGTTATTCACCAAGCATTGATTTTGGTTTTGATCAATATAGTGGAGATTTAGTTCACGATGAAATGGTTGAAATCCTAGATGGAGAAAAAACAGGAACTGAAGCAAGAAGAAACATTGTAACTGTAGATTTTTCACAACCTGTAACTGGTGGTGGATATAAAGCAACTAAAAGAGAATATGCTATAATTGGTGACTCTGAAGGAGATTCAATGGACGCATATACTTATAGTGGAACTTTTAGAGCTACAGGTTCAAGAATTGAAGGAACTGCTACATTAAATTCAGACAATTCAGTTGCTACATTTGAAAATACACCTGTAAGTTTATAATAAAAAATAGGAGGTAATTTATTTATGAAAATTAATAATGTAGAGTTAGATATTGACTTTACAGATGCTGACATACTCGAGAGAATCGAAACAGGAAGCAAAAAAGTATATGAAGAAGCAGAAGAACTTAAAAGTTCAACTGTATCACCAGCCGAAGGCATAAGGCAGGAATGTAAAATATTAAAAGACTTTCTTGACTATGTTATAGGCGAAGGCACAAGTGAAAAGCTATTTGGCAATAAAAATAGTTTACAACAATGTTTAAATGCTTATGAGGACATAGTTAAGGCTAGAGATCAACAAATAAATGATTTTGAAGCACGAGTTAGTAAATATAGTCCTGATAGGTTAAAAAGGTAATATGAATATACTGGTAGATAAGTTACCCACTGAATATGAAGGACTTAAAGTTAATACTAACTTTAGGTCTTTTATTTTATTTGAATTACTTATGCAAGATAGGCAGTTAAGTAAAAAAGAAAAAATAATGCTTTCTTTAAATTTATTTTATGATCCTATCCCACAAGATTTAAAAAAAGCAATAGATGGTATAGTTTGGTTTTATACTAGAGGCAAAGAAATTAAACAAAGTGGAAATAGGGAAGAAAAAGTCAATAAAAAGAAAATATATTCTTATGAGTATGATGCAGACTATATTTATACAGCATTTTTAGACCAATACAGACTTGATTTAAATGAGATAGACTATTTACATTGGTTTAAGTTTAAAGCAATGTTTGATGGCTTAAAAAGCGATAATAAGATATGTGAAATAATGGGCTATCGTGCGATAGATATTAATAAAATAAAAAATAAAGATGAACAAAAAAAATATAAAAAATTACAAAAAGAATGGGCGTTGCCTGATGATAGAACAGAAGAAGAAAAAGAGAGAGATTTCGCCAATGCTTTTTGGTAGAAAGGAGAACAAATGAAAAAACTAAAGCTAAATATACAACGATTTGCTGATGGTAAAGTTACTATTGATACTGAACTAAATGATAGTGGATTTAAAAAAGGTCTTGATAAAATGCAAAGTATTGCAAAGGCTGGATTTAATGCAATAGCAACATCTGTTGGCGTGGCTTCTGTTGCAATAACTGGATTAATTGGTAAAAGTGTCAAAGCAGCAGGAGAACTAGAACAACAAATTGGTGGTACAGAAGCAGTATTTGGTGAATTTGCTGATACAGTTCAAAATAAAGCAGCAAAAGCATTTGATACAATGGGTGTTAGTGCAAACGACTTTATGGCAACTGCAAACAAAATGGGATCTTTAATGCAAGGTAGTGGAATAAGTATTGAAGATAGCATGAATTTATCTACTAAAGCAATGCAAAGAGCAGCAGATGTTGCTTCTATAATGGGCATTGATATAAATTCTGCTATGGAAAGTATTGCTGGTGCTGCAAAAGGTAACTTTACAATGATGGATAATTTAGGAGTTGCAATGAATGCAACTACTATTGAAGCATATGCTATGAGTAAAGGAATAGACCAATCTTATGCTAGTATGGATAATGCTACTAAAATAGGATTAGCAATGGAAATGTTTTTAGAAAAAACAGCTTATGCAGAAGGAAACTATGCAAAAGAAAATGAAACATTTGCAGGTAGTTTTAATACATTAAAAGCAGCATTTAGTAATTTTTTAAGTGGTGCTGGTGGAATTGAAGATGTTTCAAAGTCTTTAGTAAGATTTAGCAAAATATTAATAGAAAGTATAGGAGAAATGGCACCGAGTATTACTCAGGGAATAGCTGATTTAGTAACAGAAATAATACCTGTAATTCCTGAAATAATGAATCAGTTGATGCCTGTTGTATTAGAAAGTGCATTATCAATAATAAATTCATTAGTTGAAATATTTCCTGCATTTGTAAATATGATAAATGATAATTTGCCTATAATAATTAATGCAGGAATAACAATTTTATTGTCTTTACTAAAAGGAATTGTTAAAAGCATTCCAAATTTAATACCTGTTGTTGTAGATGCTGTTTTGCTAATTGTAGAAACTTTAATAGACAATATTGATTTAATTATTGACGCTGGTATTCAATTAATTATTGGACTTGCAGATGGGTTGATTAAAGCAATACCTGATTTAATTGATAAAATCCCAATTATAATTGGTAAATTAATTGATGCTATTATTGGTAATCTTCCAAAGATAATTGAAATGGGTATTACATTAATTGTTAAATTGGCAGAAGGTTTAATAAAAGCAATTCCTCAATTAATATCAAAGATACCACAAATAATCGGTTCTTTAATAAAAGGAATTGCAAGTAATTTTGGTAATATGATTAATATAGGTAAACAATTGTTAGAAAACATTAAAAATGGTGTTATAAATGGAATTTCAGGAATGTTTGATATAGGAAAAAATATTGTTCAAGGATTATGGAATGGTATTAATAATACTATTGGTTGGATATTAGACAAAATTAAAGGTTTTGGTTCTGCAATATTAAATGGAATCAAAGGTATATTTGGAATTCATTCACCATCTACAGTAATGAGAGACCAAGTTGGTAAATTTTTAGCACAAGGTGTTGGTGTAGGTTTTGAAGATGAATTAGATAGTGTATATAATGATATGCAAAAAGCAATTGATTTAGAAACTGATAAAATGACAGCAAATGTTCAAACTAGTGGAACTTATCAAGTGGCTATGGCTGGTGTTCCTGAATTTAATTTATTAGATAATTCAACACAACAAATTCAATTAGTTGCTGATGGCAAAATATTAGCAGATGTAGTAAATACCGAAAATAGAAATAGGGAGGTAGCAAGAGCATGAGTGATTATTTGTTAAAAATAGGTAATACAAAAATAAAATATATTTTAAAAGGTGGCTACCAAATTCAAGAAAATCAAGAAATAATATTAGCAAAAAAAACAATGGCTGATGGAACTATAAGAAGAAATATTGCCGAAAAAAGAAAAACCACAATAAATATAAAACTATCTCAAATAGATGGTCAAACATTACAATCATATTGCAATTTATGGTTAAATGATTTTGAAGCAGAATATTGGAGTAAAGACGATAGAATATATAAAACCAAAACATTTAGAGTAGAAAATAAGCCAACAAATGCTATGCTATATAGTCCTGATGAAATATTTGATGAATTTGATGTTACGTTGGAGAGTGTATAATGAAAACGATACAAGAAAATGTAAAAAATGCATTTAAACAATCAACTACTCAAAGAAAAGGTAGAATATTAGTAAATGGTGAATATTATGATGTTTATAATGTAGAATATTATGCTGATTGTTATGATGAAGGGAAAGTAATAGGAAATGCTATTGCTTCCCAACTTGATTTTGATATACCTTATATGCCAAAATTTGACACATTTCAATATTTTGATGCAATAATGGTTAATAACAATTATGAATATATAGACTTTGGAACATTTACTGTATTTGATGAAAAAGATCAAGATGAATTTAATAAGCATATAACTGCTTTTGATAATTTAATAAAATTTAATAAACCATTTGAAAATGCTGGAAGTTATCCTAAAACTTTATATTCAGAACTATTAAATGTATGCCAACAAGCTGGTGTTAATTTAGCAAACTTATCAATTCCAAATGGAGACTTTATTGTAGAAAGCAATCAATTTGTAAGTGGTGAAAGTTTAAAAACAGTATTAAAACAAATATGTGCTATTAGTGGTAATTATGGTATCGTAAAAAATAATGTATTACATTTACAATTAAAAAATACAACTAATGAAGTAATAAATAAAAGTCAACACGAGCCTATTGAATGGAAAAGAAGAAGCTATGGAATAAATCAAGTTATTATAGGTGATAGTCAAATAGAAGGTGAATATGTAATAAGAGAAGATTCTGCTGATATTGCTTTGAATGGTGTTCACAAATTAGAAATATTAGATAATTTATTTGCATATACACAAGAAAAAAGAAATGCATTAATAGATAATTTATTTAACCAAGTTAAAGGGTTTGGCTATATACCATTTGAAGCCAAAGGAGAATGGCTTAGTTATTTAGAAATAGGGGATACACTAAATATAGATGGCATAGATACAATCTTATTAAGAGTAAATGCTAAATCACCAAAATCATTGGAAACTACAATATCAGCACCTGCAATTATAGATAGTTCCATTAAATATGTAGATAATACTGCTGATGTAAATAATAAATTAAAATTAACAGAAAGAACTGTTGATAAACAAAATCAAGTTATAACAGATGTTGTAAGTAATGTTAATGAACAAAATAACAAAATATCACAAATAACTCAAACTGTAGATGAATTAAATGCAAAAATACAAGACATAGCTGATATAACAATAAGTGGAGAAAGTAATTTTGCAACATTTACATTAGAAAATATTAATGAAAGTGAACCTATACAAATTAAAGTAAAACCTATTAATGATAATATTTCTTATTTGTATCCTAATAGTGAATTATATCCAAGTAATAATTTGTATCCAAAAGTAAGAATAATCAGATTTCATAATAATACAACTAATCAAAATGTGGACTATGTGTTGCCTGATAATTTGTTAATATATGATAGTACACATTATGATGAATTTTATTTAGATTATGATAGTCAAACTTGTCAAATAACAAAAAGATGCAAATATAATTCTGATGGAAGTGTTAGTTTGCTAGATACTGAAAGAGTAGATAATTATCCATATCCTAGTATTCTTTTAGAAGATGGAGATTATACATTAACATTATTAGGATATGAATATGGATATTTATTTGTTAGATTAATGGCAAAAAATATATATACAAGTCAATTTTATACAAAGGCTGAAACAAATAGCCATATAAATGCAAAAGCAACTGAAATTGAATTAGGAGTAAATCAAACGTTGACAAATTATAGTACTACAGATCAAATGAATAGTGCTATAAATGTAAAAGCTAATGAAATTACAAGCACCGTAAGTCAAACGTATGCGACTAAAGAAACTACCAATCAAATGTCTTCACAAATAACTCAAAATGCTAATAATATTAATTTAAAGGTAAGTAAAAACCAAGTTATAAGTGAGATAAACCAATCTAGTGAAAGTGTTACGATAAAAGCTGATAAAATATCATTAGCAGGTAAAACTATAAACATGACAAGTGATAACATTGCTATTAATTCAACTAACTTTAAAGTAGATAAAAATGGTAATATTATTGCAAATAACGCAACTTTAAATAGTGGTACATTTAAAGGAAATATTAATACATCTACTGATTGTAAAATAGGTAATAATCTTTATGTAGGCCAGAACCCTAGTTCAACTACATATGATTTAAAAAAAATAATATTTACTGACAATGTACAAATACAAAGAGCATATATTTTTAATAATGAGTTACTTGGTTTAGTAGCACCACAAACTAGAGTTTATGGAGTTTTTGGAGTGGTTCAAGAAATAGGAAATACACAATGGAGTTTACTTGGATTAAGTAATACAGGATTTAACATATATTGTGATAATCAAAATACTTATATTAGAGGTCAAAGTGGTGAAATTTATATGTCACACCAACCTACATATATAAGTGATAAACGATTAAAGAAAGATATAAAAAATATAGACGTTTCTTGGATTGATGAATTAAAAGTAAAAGAATTTGAATATAAAAATAATCCTGACAAAAAGCAAATAGGTTTAATAGCACAGGATTATCTAGATAAAGACTATTCAAAATACTTCTTAAATAAGAATAATGATGATTATTATGGAATAGCTTATGGAAATATTACAAATGCTTTAATTAAATATTGCCAAGAAACAAAGCAAGAAGTAGAAAGCCTTAAAAAAGAAATAGAAATATTAAAGCAAGAAATAAAGTCAATAAAGGAGAGTGAATAATATGAGTTATAGTCGCACAAATTGGCAAAATTTGCCTAATCAAACAACACCAATAAACGCTACTAACTTAAATAAAATAGAACAAGGTATTTATGATGCTACTTATGTTAACGGAGTTAATGTAGGAACAAGTGTAGATAGTGATTATAGAGTTAACTTTGTAAAGAGTAAAAACTTGTTTGATAATAAGCAAATACCTATTAAAAAATTATTTGGTTCAGGAACATTAAATTATACACCAATAAATACAGGTATATCGGTATCTTATACTACAAACGAAAGTGCTTCGATAGTTTATAAAATAATAGATGTTTCTAATTATGTAGGAGAAAAAATAACAATAAAAGCAAATTATGATGATAATTCAAATGGACATTATAATATAGGTTTATGTGATGCAAATGGTGAAAATAGAATAGTAGGTGGAAGTTCATCAGCATCAGGGCAAACAATAACATATACAATACCAACAATAACAACTTCAAAATATTTAGCATTATGGTTCTATTGTGATAAAAATGGTACTGTTAATTATACAAATTTAATGGTTAATTTCGGAGATACAGCACTACCTTACGAGCCTTATGTAACACCTAGTATTAATGTAGATGGAGAAGAAATATATAGAAAAGATAACTTAGAACAATATTCTACAAATGAAATAAGAATAGGTACTTGGATTGATGGAAAACCTTTGTATAGAAAAACTTTTGATATATCTAGCATAACAAATTCCAATACAAACCTTGTTGATATAAGTTCTTTAAACATAGACAAAGTTGTTTTGATAAGAGGCTGTTTAAAAGCTAGTAATGGCTATCAAGAACCAATGCCACTTTCTGATAGCAGTGTAAACTATAGTTCTTTATATATTACTCATACATCAATAAGGGGCAGAGCTGATATAAGTGGTACAGGTGGTACTATTACTAGTGCTTATGCAACTATAGAATATACAAAAACAACTGACACAACCACTAGAAGTTTAAATACAATAGAACAAACAAGAAGTATACCAACAGAATCAACTCAAGATGATGAAAGATAGATTTGAAGAATAAAAGGTGCTATATGACAGCAGAAGAAAGAATAGAAAAGATAGAGCAAAGAATAGAAACTCTAGAGAAACTTAATAACGATAAACAAATAGAACAAATTAAAATTAATTATGATCTAAAAGAATTGATACGTGAAGCAGTTCACGAGGGTAGCGAAAAGCTACTCTCTATACTGAATGAGCATAACGATAGATTAACTAAGTTAGAACACCAAGAGGGTGAAAAAGCTAAGTCAATATTAAGAGCAATACTTACAACTTCACTAGCATGGTTCATTACAGGAATATTGACTAACCTCCCTCACTTGTTTAAATAGGAGGACATATGAAACAATTTTGGACTGATTTAAAAAGCTTTATAACAATAGCAATGGTGGGTTTATTGTATGTAATAATAATAGCTAATTTATTAGGTTTTACAATTCAAGAAAACTTACTTTTATTAGTTACTAATCTTATAACATCAGTATTCACATATTATTTTGCTAAATCAAGTGCAAATAATGACAATACAGACACAAAAGATAAAAACTAATATAAATTATCAAGAAAAGTAAAAAGCCCCTTAAAATTGATTTTTAAGGGGTAAAACTAAAAGGAGGAAATATGAGCAAAGTTATTTATGAAAGTGAAAAAAGAATAACACAACATTATGGAAATAATGGACACACAGGTGTTGACTTAGGTTGGCGTGGTGGAAGTGCAGATGATGTATATGCTAATTGTACTGGAGAAGTAGTCTATATTCAAACAGGTTATAAACAAGATACAAGTGCTAAAGGTATGGAAAGCTATGGAAATATGGTCGATGTAAGACATGAAAATGGTTATAAAACACGATACGCACATTTAAGTGAAGTATATGTTAAATTGCATGATAAAGTAAATTCTCAAACAAAACTTGGACACGAGGGTAATACAGGAAATACAACTGCAAAACACTTACACTATGAAGCATTTAATAATAATGGTGTTAGAATTAATCCAGAACCTTATTTAACTAAACGCATAGGTGATGAGGGCGGCTCAACTGGTTGCACAGGTGATATAACATATAAAGCCTATGACTGTGTTAAACAGCAATGGCTACCAGAAGTAGTAAACAATAAAGACTATGCAGGAAATCTTGGAAACCCTATGGGTGGTCTAAAGATTAAATGCGTAAATGGAGAAATAACATATCAAGTACACGTTAAAGATGGTACTTGGCTAGATAAAGTAAGTTCTAAGGCATATAATAATCAAGATGATAATTCTTTTGCAGGAATATATGGAAAGCTTATAGACGGCGTTAAAATATGGTCTAGTCAAGGATATGTAACATATAGAGTACATTTACTTGGTGGAAATTGGCTTGAATGGGTAGATAGCAGAAATTCAAACGGAAGTGGTGCTGACTCATACGCAGGCATTATTGGAAAAACTATTGATGCAATAGAAATGTTTTAGTATAATATAAAAGGAACGGAAATAGCTCTATGCCGTTCCCTTTGTTAAACCATGTGGGAGGAATAACCTCCCCTCTTTTTTTATGCTATAATCTAGACTTCATAAATATAGATATAAATTCATCTCTAGAGTGTGTCTTTTCAAATTCACGTTGATATTCTTTCTGATAGTATAATTGCATATCAAAATGATTATGGAATGATTGGTGGCAAGAATGACACATAGGTATAACAGCACCATATAGCATAGACCTTTGTCTGAATGATCCTGCAAATAATTCGTTCAATTCAATATTAAAAGTGCTATTACATACATAGCATTTTTTTAAATTGTTAGTCAAAATTGAATAACGACTTTTTTCTAATTTTCTTAGTTTTTCTCTTTTATATTTCATATTTAATCACATATATATTATAACATAATTTTGTTAAAAATTAAATTTAATGTAATTTTATACTTTACTTTAGTAATTTTATATGTTACTATTAAAGCATAGAAAGGAGTAACAAATGGAAAAATTAATATTAAGAGAACTTAGAGAGAGCAAAAGAATTAAAGCAACTAAAGTTGCAGAAGCTTTAGGAATTACGAAACAATCATATTATAAATATGAAAGAGATATAGGATTAATTAAAGTAAATACAATGATAAAAATATTTGACATAATTGGTGCAACAAAAGCAGAAAGAAAATTATTTTGTAACGAAATTGCCAATTTATAGCACAAAAAAAGACACACCGAAGTGTGCCGAAGAAAAAAAGTTCTGAAAATAAGAACAATTAAATTATATCACAGGGGATTAAGGAAGGGAAGAGTAAAAATGAAATTAAATAAAAAAAGAGCTAGCTTATTATTAATAGCAATGATAACAGGGGCAATAGCAATAAATAATTATATAAAAATTATTGGAATATTAATGCATGGCACTATTAATCAATTACTAGCACCTATAATATTCGTAACTATATGTACACTAACAAGTATAGTAGCAATATCAAAACTTGAAGAAGATTTAGATAATAAAAGAAAATAGGAGAAAACATGGCAGAAAATAAAAGATATTATTGGCTTAAATTAAAAAACGATTTTTTTGAAGATGATACTATTAAGTTCATAGAAGAAAAAGAAAATGGAATAAAATATAGCAATTTTTATTTGAAACTTTGCCTAAAATCATTAAAAACTGAAGGCAAGTTAATTAGAGTAATAGGAGAAACAATACTACCATATGATTTAAAATCCTTAGCAAAGTTAACAGGAGTAGACGTAGACACCGTAAAAAGTGCTATGGAGTTATTTATTAGTATAGGATTAATAAAAGTTTTAGAAAGTGGAGAATTATACTTATCACAAATAACAGAAATGATAGGAAGTGAAACAGCAGTGGCTGAAAGAGTAAGAAGAAGTAGAGCAAAGCAAAACCTATTAAATGATGAAAAAAGCAAAGAATTGTTACAATGTAACACCAATGTAACAAAATGTAACACAGAGATAGAGAAAGAGAAAGATATAGAGAAAGATATAGATATAGATATAGACCAATTAATAAGCAATCTAACGGAGGTTAAAAAATGAGTATACAAGAATTAGTTGAAATTATTGAAAATAAATTCAAACCTATATTAAATCCTTATGATTATGAAATTATAGAAAAATATATATACCCTAAAAAACATAGTGAAAAACAATTAAATGAAGCAATAGAGATTTCAAAAAGTAAATGTACTGATAATTTAAAATATTTAGTGTCAGTATTAAACAATATGCCTAAAGACACTATGGAAGTGTGGCAAGAAAAATTAGAAAGTACAAAGAACGATAAATTAAGTAAAGAAGATCATGAGTACGCAGTAGACTTCTATAGAAGATATTGTGATACAGAAGAAGAATTTAGACAAAAAATAAAAGAATTAAGAGAGGTTTAAAGATGAGCACAAAAGAAAGAGTTTTGGAATATTTAAGAACACATAAAAAAATAACTAATCTAGATGCAATAACGTATCTAAACACATTCTCATTAAGAGAGGCTATAAGAGATTTAAGACAAGAGGGAATACAAATCTATAGTAAATGGATCTATGAAAATGGTAAAAAATGGAAGGAGTATTCACTTGAAGAAAATTGAAGTAGTAAAAGCTACAAATGATTATAGAGTTATAGAAACTATTGAAAAATTTAAAGAAGAAAGAGGAAGCTTATCAATACACGTTCTATTTAATGGAACTAGAAAAGAATGCTTTGACTATATAAAAGAAAGGAGATTAAGACTATGAAAAACTTATCAAAAAGAGAACAATACTATGAAGTAGAACAAGAATATAAGAAAAAATGTGAATGTGGACATACTCAGTTAGTGCCTACATTTGAAGAATTCGTAATATGCACTCATTGTAATAAAAAAATATTTAGAGATGATAGCAAGCAAGAACTAGCTATAGAACAAAGAAAACGAGATGACTTTAAGCTTAAATTAAAAAAACTTATAGTTTAATGTAAACTTATACTTTACAAAATAGAATATATATTATATAATTAGTATATAAAGAAAGGAAGAAAAGAAATGAAAATAGAACTAGAACGTGGAACAATCTTAAGATTACTAAAAATTAGAAAGATAGATGTAATTGAAGTAGGAGATAAATTCTACGTAGATGCAGATCTAATTCAAACAATGGTAGAAATACTACTAGAAGAAATAGAACACCAAGAAGAAGAAATAAGAAACATAGAAAACGAAAGAGATGAAAAGTACAGACCACTAACAAGCGAGGAACAATATGGATAAAATATTAGTTATTACACTTGCTAGTGTAATCATAATGTTATGCTTAGCAATTTTATACTATATAAAACATTAGGAGAAAATATGAAAAAAGAAATAATTAAAAAAGATATTGAGGATATCAGATATTTAATAGAAGAAAATAAGAAACTAAAGAAATTCGATAAAGTAAGCGAATTAGAAAAAGAGTTAAGAAAATTAGAGAAAGAGGTAAAAAAGTAATGGAAGAAGAACAAGTATTAAAAAGAAAAGAAGTAGAAAGCACTACATTTGAAGACTTATGGAATATAGACGTAAGTGATAAGACAGAAGAAAAGAATGGCTTAACATATCTTAGTTGGGCGTGGGCTGTAAAAATAATGACTGATACTTACGAAGATTGGGAATATGAAATAGAACGCTTTGAAGGTAAACCTTACGTATATGATGAACTAGCAGGATATATGGTATTTACTAAAGTAAGAGTTAAAGACAAGATAAAAGAAATGTGGCTACCTGTAATGGATTCAAACAATAAAGCAATGCTTAACCACGCATACACATATAAAACAAAACGAGGTGAATACAAAGTAGAGCCTGCTACAATGTTTGATATTAACAAAACTATAATGAGATGCTTAACTAAAAACATGGCAATGTTTGGATTAGGATTAAAACTATATATAGGTGAAGACCTACCTGATACACCTCCAACATTAGAAGAAGCAGAAAAATATAAGTTCACATTTGGTAAATATGAAGGTAAGACAATAAAAGAAGTTCAAGAAGAAAGAGAAAGCTATCTAGATTGGGTTCTAGAAAACGGAAAAGATGAACGAGTAAAACAAATGATAGAATTAATCACAGGTAGAAAAGAAGAAAGTGAAGAAGAAGTAAAAGAAAAAATATCATTATGGCAAGAAGTAAGCAATCTAATAAATGAAACAGATACAGACTTAGATAAGCTATTATCAAATTATAAGGTCAAAACTAACTCAGAATTAACATTAGAACAATTAAAAGACTGCAAAAAGATTTTAGAAAAGAAGTTGGCTAAGTGTACGAAGTAATTGAAAAAATAAAAAGGTTTAAAGAAGAAGAACTCATAGAAGTCAATTTAAAGCTCGTAGGGACACGAAAAGACTTACTAGGATACTTCTTCAAAACACCCTTTAATTTAGCTAAGAACTTATTAAAAGAGGTTAAAATAGGAAATTATAAGAACAAACGAAGTTTAACGGCAAATGCTTACTATTGGGCATTAGTAAACCAAATAGCAAATGCAATGAGAATATCAAAAGAAGAAGAACACTATAATTTAATGAAAGACTATGGACAATGCGAGTATATAGCAATGCTAGAAAGTGTTAATCCAAAGAATTATTTTGACTATTATAAGAAAATAGGAACGTATAAGAACAATAACAATACATTCAATTCATACATAGTATATAAACCTTCACATAAGATGAATAGTAACGAGTTTGCAGTATTACTAGATGGTTGTGTTATGGAAGCTAAGAACTTAGGAATTGAAACCTTAGATGATATTGAGATAGAAAGACTAAAAAAAGAGTATAAAGAACCTCAAATGTAAATTAATACTTTACAATTGTAAATAAATATTATATAATACTTATATAAAGAAAGAAGGAAAAAAGATGAAATTAGAACTATTCAAAAGAGAATATGAAGAAATCAAAGAATACACAGGAACAGATTATGAAGCAAAGATACAAGGAAATAAAGCTTATATAGATGCCGAGTGTGTAGACGAAATATTATGGGAACTAACAAATAAATTAATGAACTTAAAACAAGAAAAAGAAGAAATAAAACAAGATATAAAAGACAATTGGACTATAAAAGGAGGTATGCTAGAGGATTAAACCTCTAGTATATCTATAAAAAGAGGCATGAATGATGAAAAAAATATAATCAATTATTCATCAAAGATTATTAACATAATTTATATATAAAAGAAGAAAAAAAGAAAGAAGGAAAAAAGAATGGAAAAATTAGGATTATTAAAATTAGATAGTATGGGAGATTACGAAAAAGAACAAGGTTATGCAAGTTATAGAACAATAATAGAAAGATATGTTGGAGATATTGTATTATGCAATAACATAGTAGAAGTAGATAGTTCAGTTATAGATAATATGTGTTTAGAAAGTGAAGAAAAATACTATAACGAAAACGGCGAAGAAATAACAGAAGAAGAATATTACGAAGATGAAAATGCTTACTCAGAAAGAGAAGACAGAGAGATATTTCAATGGTATTTATGTCATATAACAGATTTTGAAAAACAAATGTTAGATAAAGCTGGGGTTATAACTTCATATAGTGATATGTTAGATTGTGACGTATTATGTGTAGACCATTATGGAACAAGTTAGGATTACGTATTAACTGATATTAAATTATTTGACACTTATGAAGAATTAGAAAAATATGAAAAAGGCGAGCAATAATGAAAAATCCACTTAGTAATATTCATAATATGATAGAAGAATATGAAAAATATACTAATGAAAAGCCTTATATAGTATTAGTAAGTCCTAAAACTTATATAAATATAAGGGAAGAATTAGAAAATTCAAATGCTTGGAGATATTTAGATAAATTAGAAAACGATAATTTAAAAATAAACTATATATGTGATATTCCTATTGAAATATCACATTACATTAGTCAAGAAGCAATATGTATGAATGAAAAATATTATAAAAAATATTGTGATTATAAATTTCAAAAAGATTTATTTAAGGAGAAAATATGAAAATAGCTTTTCATAATGGAAATGATTATATTACAATAAATGAAATAAGATATTGCAAATTCGGTTATAAAATCAACACTATGGTTTATTACGATAACTATGGTGAAGAGAAATACATATTGTTTAATGGTTGTTTAAGTTTAGATGAAATTATAATTCAATTAGATAATTTATTTAAAAGTGAGGTTAAATGAAATGAACGCAGAACAATTAATACTTATAGAAAAGATAAGAGCTAACAAAAACGAGATGGAATATTTAAAAGCAAAACTAGAAATGGTTGAAGAAGAATATCATAATAATTTATTAAAGCTATATGATAGTGTAGATATTCTAGGAAAAGAAAAAGAAATAGCAAAAGCTGAGATAGTATCAATGGAAGATTATAAAAAAAAGAAATTATTTAAAGGTAAGTTAATAGATAAGGATTAAAAGGAAGAATATTATATTTAGAAAGTAAAGGAAATGAATAAGAGATGAATAAAGAAGAAATAGAAAAAATAGATAAAGCATTAAAATATGCTAACGAATATAAAGAATATTTAGAAGATAATCATAAAGCAATACATAAAGATTGTGGCTATGAATACGAAAGTATAATACCAAGTGATTATGAAATAAGAAAAGCTATCAAAGAATTAGAATATCTTAAAGAAGTATTAACAAAACTTAATGAAGAAAATATAAATCTAGAAGATAAATATTTTATTACTGACAATATTTATTTAAGCATATTTATATGGGGTAGAAAATTAACATTTTATTTTTATATAGAAGATGATAGTTGGTTATATGAAAATTATATTGATAGTCATAGTGGTTTAAATGAGTGGATAGATGATTATATAAATGAATTATATGAATTATATAGTGGAAATAGTAGATATTGTCATGCTTTTGGAACTTGTAGTTTAAAAGATTATAGAAGAACTATTGAAAATGAAAACAAAAATGAGTATTCAAGTGAAAAAAGATACAGTGTTGAACAAGTAGTAAAAAATGTAAAAAAATTAATAGAATATTTTACTGATAAAAAAAATGAAACAAGAAATGCGATTATAGAAGATATAAATGCAAGATTTGATAAATTACATACTTTATTAGAAAGCAAAGGTGAGTAATAATGAATGATGAAATAAAAGAAAGTATAAATCGTATTCGAAACATAGTAGATTTTTATAAATTAAATGATAAAAATAATTATGATTATAGTGATGATGTATTAATAAGTATGAAAATATTATTAGACTACATAACTAATTTACAAGAAGAAAATGAAAAATTAAAAGAATTATGTAATAAATATGAAGAAGAACATAGTTCAGAATTTAAAATATGGAAAAATGAAAGACAACAATTAAGAGATTACAAATCAAAAAATGAAGAAGCAATAGAATATATAAATAAAACACAAATGCCTGAAGGCTATAAAAATGAATTATTAAACTTATTAAAAGGTGAGTAATAATGAATAAAGAGAAAGAGTTAAAGAAGTTATTATACTTAAAAAGTGAATTAATAAGAAAAACTAAAAAAGAAATAAAAAACCTTAAAGCAGAATTAAATGAGCTTCAAGGTAGTAAAAAATTAAGAAAGGAATGATGACTTATAAATCGTGTAAATTTAATAGGGCGTGTTACTAAAGACTTAGAACTAAGAGAAAACACAAATGGAACTAAAATAGTAAAATTCAACATAGCAATAAATAGACAAAATGAAGGCACTGATTATCCAAGTATTATAGTATTTGGTAAGACAGCAGAGAACCTAGCAAAATATGGATATAAAGGAATGCTAGTATCAATAGAAGGTAGAATACAAACAAGCAGTTATGAAGATAAAAACAAGCAAATGCATTATTCAACTGATGTTATAGGGGAAAGAGTACAATTCTTAAGTAAGAAAGAAACTAAAGAAGAAGTAAAAGAAGAACCTGTAGGAGACCCTTTTCAAGAGTTTGGAGATGCAATAGAAATAAATTCTAGTGATCTACCATTTTAGAAAGGAATAAATATGAAAAAAAGAAAATGTATATGTATAGGTGAAAATTACTGGCAAAAACTAATAGAAATAGCAAAAAAAGAAAATAGAAGTTTAAGCAATACACTTGAACTTCTAATAGATAAATATAAGTAGGTAAATTATGAATAACGAATTAAGAGAAGTTAGCGTTGAAGTTAATACATATTTAAGTGATTTATATAATCAAATAGAATATGAAATAAAAGAGAAATACGAAAGAGAAATAGTAGTATTAAGAAAATGCATAGCAGATTTAAAACAAGCAAACATAAAAAAAGAAAAGAAAAAAACATTAGAAGAAGAATTTGAAGAATATAACAAAAGAAAAAAAATAGATAAAATTAGCTTACATTTTGATGAAAATTTAAGTGAATTTTTAGCTACAACTAGTATAAATGCGTTAGACTACGAAGAAATTTGCCAAGGTGGTTTCGAAAGATTATTAATAGATAAAATAAATGAAATAATAGATTGTTTAGATTATCTTAAAAGCAAAGGTGAAGAATAATGGGATATAACGAATATGAAATAACACTTCCAAATGGTGAAAAAGTATATGTATATTTTATTGGTCCTCAACTAAAAAAGGTATTAGATGCTTATAAGGTAAATTATAAGATAAAAAAAAAAGTAAAGGTTAGTAATAATGAAAGAAAAAGATTATGTAAGAACAAAAAATAAACAATTTCAACCATCACAAATAGCAAAAATAGAAAAAATTGAAAAAGATATGGTATATAAAGGGCAAAAATGTTTAAATTTAGACCATAATTTATTGAGCAATTATGAGTTTTTGATATATGAAGAAGATGTAATCAAATCAAGTTCAAACATAATAGAATTATTAGAGCCAATGGATTTGTTATATATTGATATTAGTCCTGATGATTGTGGTGGAATAGTAGTTCCTAGAATACCTGAAACACTAGATGAATTAAAAAAATACATTGAAAAGATTAAATCAGGTGAGTACATTTTAAAATATGTTGTTACACACGAACAATTAGAAAATAATATGTATAAAGTAGGTGAGTAATAATGAATGACGAAATAAAAGAAATATTAGATAATTTAAGAGATTATTGCAAAATTGCAATAGATAATAAAATTGTATTATGCAATAGAAAAGAAATGATACAATTATTAGATTACATAACTAATTTACAGCAAAGGTGTGAATATTTAGAAAGAAGTAATAATCGTAGAGAAGATGAAATAATGTCTTTAAGAGATGAAGGTGTTGATGGAGAAACTTACATAACTAATTTACAAGAAGAAAATGAAAAGTTAAAAAAACAAAATATAAAATTATATAAAAAAGATATAAAAGAAATAAATAAATTAAAATTAAAACAAACCAAAGAGGTTTTTGATAAACTTGCATATTTAATAAATACAAACGAAACTTGCTCATATAGATTTTTAATTTATGATTTATTAGGATTTCAAAAAAAAGATTATATTGATTTAATAAGTGGACTTGTAATTACAAATATGTTGGTTGATTATCAAGATTACAAATCAAGAAATGAAAAAGCAATAGAAATATTAGAAAGTGATGATGCTTATTCAATGGTTGAATATGCGTTAAAAATATTAAAAGGTAAAGAATAATTGAACGCATAATCAAAAGGGGGTATAATTTAATTGGAATAGTGGAGGTACAAAATGGAAATATTTTTATTAATAATGTTAGGAATATTATTAGTAGTATTTGGAGTTATCATTTACGCAGTATGTAAAATGTCAGCAATTGAAGAAGAAATGGAAGAAAATATGCGTGAAAGAGATGATGAATAATGCAATACGAATTATGGGCTAAACCTAGAACAACTAACAGGGGATTTGAATACGAATTTATAAAACCTTTTTACGACATAAGAGAATGTGACTCAATGATAGATACACTAGACAAAGAAAAATATGAAAAAGCAATGGTACTTGAAACAGAGATAGACAAAGAGCCTATAGTTAAAAAATATGTAGAATTTTCAAAAACTTTAACAAAAAGAAAATAGGTGGTATAATATAATTGGCTTGAAAAAGCCACAAAGCACCTTTTACAAATCTAAGGAGAAAGCACGCTAAAAAGGCGTGTTTTTTCTTGAATTGTAAAATATAACATTACATGGTATAATTAAGTTAATGATGAATGGAGGGTGTTATTAAAAAAATGAAATCATTTAGCGTTTTTTATAAAGACGTGAGTGGAAATGAAGGAAGTAAATGTAAATATACAACTAGATTAGATACTTATGGTTGCGGTTGTCAGCATGATTGCAAATATTGCTATGCAAAGAGCTTATTAGATTTTAGAGGACTATGGAATGCAGAAAAACCAGTTGTAGGAAATATGAAGCAAATTAAAAACGCTATTATTAAAGCAAAAAGAAGTGGCGTTAAAATTATAAGATTAGGTGGCATGACAGATTGCTTTCAGCCAATAGAATTAAAATACAGAACTACTTATCAAACAATAAAGTTATTAAATAAGTATAAAATAGGTTATTTAATAGTTACTAAAAGTAAAATAGTAGCAAATGAAGAATATTTAAAAATATATGACAAAGAATTAGCACATTTTCAAATAACCACAACTTGTTTAGATGATGAACTATACAAGAAGTTAGATTATGAAAAAGCAAGTTTGCCAAGTCAAAGAATAGAAGCAATATTAAAGTTGCAAAAAGAAGGATTCGATGTAGCAATCAGATTAAGCCCTTTAATAGAAGAATACATTGATTTTGATAAATTAAATAACTTAGGAATAAAAAAAGCACAAGTAGAATTTTTAAGAGCAAATCATTGGATAAAAAAATGGTTTAATTTAGATTATAGTAAACATATAATAAAGCAAAATGGATACGAACACTTGCCATTAGAAGAGAAAATAAGAATTATAAATAAAATAAAAATACCAAGTATAAGCGTGTGTGAAGATGAGACAAAAGCATATGAATATTGGATAAACAATTATAATCCTAACAAAGAAGATTGCTGCAATTTAAGAAAGGAATGATTAAATGAAAATTGAATATAAAAAAATAGATGATTTAAAACCTTATGAAAATAATCCAAGATTTAATGATGATGCAGTTGAATATGTAGCCAATTCAATAAAAGAATTTGGATTTAAAGTACCAATAGTAATAGATAAAGATAATGTAATAGTAGCAGGGCATACAAGATATAAAGCAAGCATGGAATTAGGCTTAGAAGAAGTACCTTGCATAGTAGCAGATGATTTAACAGACGAACAAGTAAAAGCATTTAGATTAGCAGATAACAAAGTTGGAGAAAAAGCACAATGGAACTATGACTTATTAGATGAAGAATTAAATGACATATTAAATATTGACATGGAAGATTTTGGATTTACAGAAATGAATATAGATTGGAACAATGTAGAAGAAATAAATGAGAACAATTATGAGGAACCAGAACACAGAATGCTAGAATGCCCAAAATGTCATCATATAGATAGAGATATACATTTTAAAAAAGTCGATAATATTGATGCTGAGGAAAGCGAAAATTTAGAAATATGAAAGTCTTTTTAAGTGCTATTGAAAATGCACAGGCTTCCGGCAAAAATGCAAAAGCAGTTGCTGAATTATTAGTAGAAAAAGGAATAAAGATGAAATATAATCTTATGTCCTACTATTATATTAAAGGCAAAATATCTCTTGCTGAATATATAAGAGACCACACGGAAGAAATTTTAATTGATAGTGGCGCACATAGTTTTCAAAAAGGCAAAAAAGTTGACTGGATAAAATATACAAAAGATTATGCGGAATTTATACAAAAATTTGATAATCCTAATGTTATTGGCTATTTTGAAATGGATGTTGATAATATAATTGGTTATGATAAAGTATTAGAACTTCGTAAAATACTTGAAAATGTTTCAAATAAAATAATACCTGTATGGCATAAAAATCGTGGAATAGAAGAATATAAAAAGATGTGTAAGGATTATGCAGGAAAGGTGGTGGCAATAACAGGATTTAAAAATGAAGATATAAAAGATGAACAATATTTAATGTTTTTGAAATATGCAAAAAAACATAATTGTAAAGTTCATTGTTTAGGAATGACTAGAAAAAAAGTGTTAGATAAAGTTCCTTTTGATTATGTAGATAGTAGTAGTTGGGTTCAATCTACTGTATTTGGTAGAATAGATAATAAAGGAAAAGTATCAAAAGAATTTAGCAAAAATAAAAGAGAAATAGTTTTTATAGAAAATTATAAAAATGCAAAAAAAATGCAAGACCATTATTATAATAAATGGAAAAAAGTATGTAATGATTAGCAGTTAACCAAAACCTGCTATAAAAAAATTAAGGAGATGATTGTAAAATGAATGAATTATTATTATTAGGGTCTATAATAGGTGTATTTACAAGTGTATTATTGGTTAAAAAGTTTTTTGGCAAAGAAGGATTAATAGGTTATATGGCAGTTGCTACTATATTAGCAGAAATAGGAGTAGTAAAATCAGTAAATATGTTAGGTTTATCAGCAACATTAGGTAATGTATTATTTGCAAGCAATTTTTTAGTGACAGATATATTAACAGAGTGCTATGGTGAAAAAGAAGCAAAAAAAGGTATAAAGTATGCAATATTTAGTGTGATATTATTTATTATTATAATGCAAGTAATGTTATTATTTGAGCCAAATGATTTAGATTTTGCACAAGAAAGTATGAAAACTATATTTGGATTAGTACCAAGAATTAGTATTGCTAGTATAGTAATGTTAGCACTATCAAACATTTTAGATGTTAAATTATATTCGTGGTTAAAAAAGAAAACAAATGATAAATATATGTGGTTTAGAAATAATGTATGTACAATACTATGCAATGGATTAGAAAACTTTATATTTACATTCCTATGCTTTACAGGTATATATAGTATAGGCGATATGTTAACAATAGCATTAGCAACTACTATAATAGAAACTATAATAGCATTATGTGATACACCATTTTTATATATTAGTAAGAAGATTAATTAGACTAAAAATGTCTAATTCTTCGTTTTTTGATAAAATATGATAAAACAAATAAAGGAGGTAATTGTATGGCTAGACCTAAAAAAGAAATAGATTATATTGCCGTAGAAAAATTAGCAAGTATACAATGTACCCAAGAAGAAATAGCAAATTTTTTAGAATTATCAGTTAGAACATTACAAAGAGATGAAGAATTTTGTCGCTTATATAAAAAAGGGCAAGATAATGGCAGAATGAGTTTAAGAAGATACCAATTTAAATTAGCAGAAAAAAATCCTACAATGGCTATCTGGCTTGGTAAACAATATTTAGGTCAAAGAGACGCAGTAGAATTAAGTGGAGAAAATACGGCTAGAGTAACTATAGTAAACTCACTTCCGAAGGAAGAAGACAATGAATAATGAAGTTATTGATATTAAAGACATAATTGCTCCACATTTTTACAAAACATTTAATAGTAAGAAAAGACACCAAATATACAAAGGTGGTCGTGGTAGTACAAAAACAAGTATGATAGCAATTAAAATAAATGAATTTAATCTAGAATATTTAAATTGTAATGCTATTATCATTAAGAGATATCAAAACACAATAAGAAACAGCGTATTTAAAGAAATTAAAAGAGCATTAAAAAGACTAGGACTTAATGAAGGCATAGATTACAAGGCTACAATAAGTCCTTTTCAAATACATATAAATCAAACAGGAAATAACATATACTTTGCAGGTGGAGATGACTATGAAAAGGTAAAAGGTTTTATAGATGAAGATGCACCAATTAAAATGGTATGGTTTGAAGAATTAACTGAATTTGATAGTCAAGACCAAATAGACCAAATAATAGCAACATTCTCACGTGGTAACGATGATTGGTTTAGTGTGTTGTATTCTTTTAACCCACCAAGAAATAAGTATCATTGGGTAAATATATGGTGTGAAGAAATGGCAAAACGTGATGATGTCTTAATTCATCATAGTGATTATAGAACAGTGCCTGAAAAATGGCTTGGTAAGGAATTTATAGCAGAAGCTGAAAGATTAAAAGAATATGATCCAAAAAGATATGAATGGATATATTTAGGAAAAGTAATAGGCATAGAAGGTTTAATATATAATCCTGATTTATTTATTATAGAAAAGCCTAATTATATAGAAGAAAACAAATTAAAAATATTATATGTAGACTTTGCAATAGATTGTGGACATCAAACAAGTGCAACAACTTGTATGGCTTTTGGATATGCTAGTGATGGGCGATATTACTTATTAGATATGTATTATTATTCACCACACGAGAAATCAAGAAAAAAATCACCAAGTGAATTAGCACAAGATTTATTTGATTTTAGAACATATATTTGTAAGAAGTATCAGACAATAGTAGATAATGAAACAATAGATTCAGCAGAAGGTGCTTTAAGAAATCAATATTTTGCTATGTTTGGTATAAACTTACACCCAGTTAATAAAGGAAAAGATAAAGAAGAACTAATTGAATATTCACAAGATTTTATAGATTTAGGAAAGTATGTTATACTAAATACGGAGAATAATTGGATACATATTAAAGAAATGAGCAATTATATGTGGAAGAAAGATAGTGTAGAAAAAGGTAAACCTGACCCTGATAAAGAAGAAAAAGAATTAACTAATGAAACTTACTATAATACACACACTAACGATTATTCTTATTATTATGCAGATCATAGCTGTGATGCTTTTCAATATTACGTTAAAGATAACCTAGAAAAACTAGGATTAGAATTTTAAGGAGGAGTATAAATGAGAATTTATGATGATTTAAGAAAGCAATTAAATAAAAAAGGAATAAATATTATAAATACTGACTATTACGATTTAATAGACGTATGGAATAGTTGGTATAAAGGCGTTGTAGAAGATTTTCATTTTTACAATATTAAATTAGCAGATGGAAGCATAGCAGAAGTAGAAAAGAAAACAATGGCGTTAGCAAAAAAATCAGCAGAAGATATGATGAAACTTAACTGGAGTAATAAATGTGATATCAAATTAGGCAATGATGATAAAACTAAAGCATTATGGAAAGTATTAGATAGTAAACAAAACAATTTTACTATAATGTTCCCACAAGTGTTAGAACTTGCATTTGCATTAGGAACAACAGGAATGAATGAATATAAAGATGAATTAGGTAGAACAAGAATAGAATATATGCTAGATCCATCTTGTATAGTTCCTTATGCTTACGATAATTTTAATATAACAGGATTTGTAGCATTAGACCAATGGCAAGAAGAAGAAAAAGGAAAACCTATATATTATACACATTTAACATATCACGAATTTAAAACTGAAAAAGATAAGAAAACTGATGAACTAAAACAAGTATATAGAAAGTTAAATGAACTATATAAGTCAAAAAATCCTAATACATTAGGAAAAGAAATACCATTTGAAGAAAAATACCCTAATGTAGAAGAAAGTGTAGTATATGATACTGACACACCACATTTTCAAATAATTAAGCCGCCAATTGTTAATAATGTAGATATTAGTAATCCAATGGGAATAAGTATATTTGCTAATTCTATTGATAAATTAAAGTCAATAGATGATAAGTATGATAGCTTTGATATGGAATTTATAGATGGCAAAAGAAGAATATTAGTAGATAAAACTGCTTTAAAGGCTACACCACAAGTAGATGAAAATGGAAACATAACACAAACATTATATTTTGACAAAAACGATAGAACTTATGTAGCTGTTAATGGCATGAAAGACCAACCTGTAAAAGACATCAGTTTTGGCATAAGATACCAAGAACATATTGATTCAATAAATGCTGAATTAAGTTGGTATTCAGGTGCAATAGGACTTGGCAGCGATTATTACAAAGTAGACGGTAAAGGTAATGCAACCGCTACTGAAATATTAAGTGAAGATGATGAAGCATTTAGAACAAAGCAAGTTTATGAAACAATTATTAAAGACGTTATCATAGATTTAGTTAAGTCAATATGTTTCTTAGAAGACATAGAAGTAAGTGAAAATGAAATACAAGTAGACTTTGATTATTCAAGATTTGAAAACCAAGAAAAGACACAACAAAGACTTGAAAGAGAAGTAAGCAAAGGTCTTACAAGTAGAGTAGAATATCGTATGAAAGTCTATGGAGAAACAGAAGAAATAGCTAGACAAAAAATAGCACAAATAAAAGAAGAAGAACCAACACTAGAAGATTTAATAGGTGAATAGGAGGCAATCCTATGCAAGATGAAAAAAAACTAGATAAAATCTTAGAAAGATATTATAGCAGATACAATAAATATAATACAAAAGTACTAGAAAAATTAGGAAATGTCATCAAGCAATTTGATGGCATTTCTCCTAGTCAAGCACATATAATAGCACAAGAATTAAAACTTGGTTATGATGTAGACGAACTATTACTAGAATTATCTAAAATAAGTGGGAAATCAATACAAGATGTAGAAATTTTATTTGATAAAGTTGCTAAAGAAAATGTTGAATTTTCTGAAATTTATTATAAAGCTAAAAATAAAGAATTTGTCGAGTATAAAGATAATTTTCAATTGCAAAATTTAGTTACATCAATAAAAAAACAAACTGATGAAACATTTATAAACTTGTCAAACTCAAGAAGCATCGGTTTTGTATTAAAAGACAAAAATAACAAAATTGTTTATAAACCAATTTCAAAAGTTTACAATGATTTAATTGATGAAGCAGTATACAATATTGAATCTGGTGTTACCGATTATCAAAGTGCTATGAGAAACACAATAAGGCAACTTGCTGATAGTGGTGTAAAAATTCACGAAGAAAAAGTTGGATATGAAAGTGGATATAATAGAAGAATTGATAGTAGTGTTAGAGAAAATATACTTACAGGAGTAAGACAAATTAATATAGGTATACAAGAAGAAATAGGTAAATATTTAGACACAAATGGTATAGAAATATCAGCACACAGTCCATGTGCTGAAGATCATTTGCATATACAAGGAAAACAATATAGCAAAAAAGAATTTGCAAAAATAAACGGCGACTTAGAAAGACCTATTGGAGAATATAATTGTCGACATTTTATATTTAGTGTTATATTAGGTGTAAATCAACCTAGTTATACAAAAAAACAATTAAAGCAAATGGAAAAAGAAAGCAATGCAAAAATTGAATATGAAGGTCAAAAATATACCAAATATGAAGCTACACAAGTGCAAAGAAAATTAGAAACAGCAATTAGACAACAAAAAGATAGGCAGATTATAGCGAGAGCAAGTAATGATAAAGATGAAATAGGAATTGCACAGAAAAAAATAAGCCAATTGACTAATGAATATAATAAATTCAGCAAAAAAGCAGGTTTAGATACTTATAAAAACAGATTGGCTGTTAGCGGATATCACAGATTAAAAAGTTTTGACAAAAAGTAAATTAAAGTGATATAATTTAATTGCAATTGAAAAATTGCCCAATTTTATTTTACGTAAGATTTACATAAGTGTTACCTTTATTGGTAGCATTGAGTAGATATGTTATAGCAGTGATGTTATATAACTGGAACGGTACAGGGAAAGACACTAAAACGAGCCGCCGAGTGTCCATATCTATTCAATGGTGTTTATAATAGACACTAGGCAAACCTTTACTTGCCTTATAGGACATTCGAACATAGAAATATGTTCTTTTTTATTGACCTAATAAATAGTAATGGTATAATAAAACGTGTAAGAGTAATAAGGAGAAAGAGTATGGGGACAGACATAGTAATGCATTTTATACTCACTATTATTAGCGTAATAACAACTAGTTCTTGCGGATACTTAGCGGGTAAAGTTAAATCATACAGCAATAAATTAAAAGAAAAAGCTGAAAATGAAAAAGTACAAAATGAAGCTTTAAAAATGATTTTACAAAGTCAATTAACTAATGTTTATTTTGTATATCAAGAGTTAGGAGAAATACCAGACTACATATACAAGAATTGGATAAATGCATTATGTGAATATGAACATTTAGGTGGAGATGATTATATTCATAACATAGCCGAAAAAATGAAGGCTTGGAAAATCGTAAAAACTGATATATTAAAATAGGTGAAACAATGAAAGAAAAAGAAATATTAACAATTCCGTTTGTAGCTCACGAAAGTGCAATGAATAGAATGGAAAAAGCTAATAAAAGATTATGGATAATAATTATCGTAATGTTTATTGGGATGCTAACTTATTTACTACTACCTACAGAAATTACAACAGAAGAAACTTCACAAAACGTTGAAGATGCAAGTGGTAGTGAAATAACTCAAATTATAGGAGAATAAAATGGCAAAGGCAAAACAAAGCAGAAAAAGAATAACAATCAAAAGAAACCATAGAAGAGTAAGAATAGTAAAGAAAAAGAAGTAATGGCACAGGCAAGACCTAAGATACCAAAAGAACTTATAGCATTTTCAAATAAACAATGGGAAATTATTATAGATAACTACATTAAAAACAACATAGATAGAAAAATAGCAAAGCTTTATTACTTGGACGGAATATCACAACTAGACATAGCATTAGAAGTAGGATATTCACAAAGCACAATTAAAAGAAGACTTCATAAAATAATTAATATCATAGATAAAAATAAAAATAGACTTTAAAAGAACCCTAAACGAGACACAAGGGCTCTTTTTTTATGGAATAATTTAATCAGAAGGAGGAAAAATATGTGAAAAATCACGAGAATGGCAATGAGCCAATCGTTAGCTTTAAAAAGCATTGCCTATTTTTTCTTCTTCTTTTAATTTGAAAGGAAATGAATTAAATGTTTAATAATCCGTATGTAATGAATTATAACTCTGGTATTAATCAGCAAGGCTTTAACGAAAGAATAGACAATGAAATAGCAAGACTACAGCAAATGAAAGAACAAATGCAAAAGCCTGTTCAGCAACCTACTAACCTTACTCAAAACTTCCAACTAGCACCTACTAATAGTCATACAATGAGATATGCAAATACTATAGAAGATGTAAGTAGAGAAAGCGTTTATTTTGACACACCATTTTTTAGTAAAGATATGTCAGTCTTATGGATAAAAAATGCTAAAGGAGATATTAAAACTTATGAGTTAAATGAAATAGTACAAAAAGATGAAAAAGACATTCAAATAGAAATGCTACAAGCACAAATAAATGAAATGAAAGGAATGATAAAAAATGCAAAATCAAGTAATTCAGATGATGATGAATCAACTGAAAGCACGCAACCCTCAAATGTTTCAGTTTCTAAACCAAGCACAAAAGCAAAAAAGTAATCCACAAGAACTATTTAAAGAAATAACTAAAAACTATAAACCTGAACAAATGGAAAGCATATTTAATCAAGCAAGGCAGTTTGGAATTGGTGATGATATTATAAACAAACTTAAATAAGGCTAATAACCTTATAGGAGGATATATGCTAGTTGTAAATATCTTCCTATAAGTTTACTAGCGACTTAAATATATGGAAAGGAGAAATATATGAACGGAGGAATTCAACCAACTGTGGAATTAGCTACTAACAACGGAACTTATCCTTATCCAGTTTATCCAATGATGAATGGATATGGAAATAATGGCTTTGGTGGATTTGGTGGCGATGGTGCAATTTGGATTATCTTAA